TTAAAGATAGCGAAGGCATGGGTACTAAGCAGAGTGAGCGTAAAGCTATGAAGAAATATACTGCTAAGTACGCTAAATAAATACAATAAAAGGGGAAAATAATGTCTCAATGGGGCAAATTAGATCGTTTCAATCTAACAGGAACTGTAACTGCTAATTTAAATAGCACTACTGTGACTGCTAGTACTGGAATGTTTACTTCTGCTAATAATGTAGCAGTAGGATATTCCTTATTACTAGGTAATGTAGCTTACAGAATTGATGCAATTAATACATTTGGTAATGTAATCACACTAGAAAGAGCATTTGCCGGCTCTAATGTAAGCACAACCACTGCTGCTGTTCAACAATCACCTAAAGATTTATCAACCTATGGTTGGTCAACAACTAGTACAGGTGTTAATGTATCCAATATTTCAAGTAAACAAAATGTTTACGGTGTAGATCGTACTGAAATTGGTGTGGCACAAAATAAGGCAAATAGCTTTAGTCATACAGGTTGGGTACATTATCATCGCTATACTGATACATTTGGCCGTACTCGTCATAAGTCTGAAGTATTAGTGGCAATGTCAAAGAACTTTAATGCTAATGCTACTGGTGTTCTGCAGACAGATGCTAATGACGGCGCAGTACTACCTAATAGTTAATAATTATGGCTGATTCTAAAGTAAGTGAATTAACTGCCGCTTCTAGTGCTAGTGGCAGTGATCTACTATATCTTGTTCAATCCAGTACTAGTAAAAAGATCAGTGTTGGAAACTTTTTTAATTCCGCACATAATCCTAATTTAATAGGTAATGTTTCTATTACTGGTACTGAAACAGTTACAGGATCAGGTTTTCTTAGTGTTGTGAAACCCATTTCTTCCTTAGTAGGTGGCGGAGCATTAACTGCTTTATCGCTACCTAACGGGTTGTCTAATGGGCAACTTAAAATAGTTACTTTTACTACTCAAACTAGTGGTGGTACCTTTACAATTAATGCTGGAAACATCGCTGGAAGTGTAGATGTTCAGTTTAAGCGAGAGGGAGATAGTGCAATTTTACTTTATGTGAATAGTAAATGGCATGTTCTCGGAGGCACTGCTAACGTAATTTATTAAATGATTAATGAATTGAATGAAGATAATTTTATAATTTATGCTATAAAGCATTATGACAATCCTAGTTGCTCAGGTATTTCTGAATTTAATGATGATATGAAAAGGTTTAAATACCTTAAAAGATTATTCAGAAGAAATGAGATGGGCAGGGGGTTGAAAGAAAGATTGGTTATTAATCATTTAATAGTGATTTATAATCTATTTGGACCTGAGGCTGCAACTAAGATGCTCTTCTATAAAATAGAGAAAAAATTTTGGTCACAGCTAAAAACTTTTTTAGTGTTCCTTAACTTTATGCCCCTAGAAGTAATAGTTAGTAAAGGAATATCTATAAAAGATTCAGAAATCCCCATAGATGAAAATATAGCTAAAATTTTAAGGGCAATTTAATGTCACGTTTTGTAGATTCAATTATAGCTTATAGAATATTGCAAATGTTGGTGACACCATTTGATAAGACAGATGCGTTTCGTCTTGGTATTATAGATAAAAATGGTAAAGAATTGAAACCTATGACTCAATTGAATACTGTCCAAGAAAAAGATGCATATTCTATTCTACACAGATTGGTGTATAGATTAAAAAGAATTATAGAAAAAGTACCCATTGAAAATAAAAAATTGGTATCTTTAGCCGCAGCTTATTCTTTAATCAGAGAACATTATGATGTGAAAAAAGAACCTATAGATTTTGAAAAAATGTACTTGTCAAGATTAAATACAAATCTTAAAGAAGAAATTGCATTAATACAAAATTTTAATAACAACAAGTATATGAAAACATTTAAACAATTTTCCGAAGAAGGTTTGCCTGCTAATAATGCAGGTACTCCGGGTATTGCTGGATTGCCCCCTGATGATCCTCCAGTGTCTGCTAAAGCCTCTTCTAAGTATAAAAAGAAGAATAAAATTAATTTGATTACCCCAATGTTTAGGAGAAAATCATGATAGGGTTTATAAAAAAATTATTCGGTCTAGATAAAAAGGAAAATACTTCACCTGTAATAGAAGTTAAAGATACTAGAAAAGAAGATATTTCTAATCTCTATAAAGACATTTTGGGTAGAGATCCAGATCCTGATGGACTTGCTTGGTGGGTATCTGCTCCTGCATCTATTGAGGAAATTAAGGCAGAATTTTTGAAATCTGACGAATATAAGTTAAAAGTTAGAACAGATGATATTATTAAAATTTATGATGAGATATTAGGTAGAGCTCCCGATGCAGAGGGTTTAAAATGGTGGGTTGAAAGTCCAGCTACCATTGATGAAATTAAAGTTGAGATGATGAAATCAGATGAATATTTGGCTAAAATTACTCCTAAAGAGGAGAAAAAAGTTGTTGAAAAGGCTACCGCTAGACCGCAGTCTAAGGGTAGACCAAAAAAAGTAAGATGACTACAGCTACTGCGATTTCATTTTTTCAAATGTCAGAATCAGAACAATCTAGAATTGCGGTTTTGGAAATTAAAGTTTTAAACATCAATGAAAAAATAGATGATTTAAAACATGATGTAAAAGATTTACATGATTGTTTAGACCGTACAAGAGACCTTTTGCGCGACGAATTAAGGGTAATGCGAGAAGAAGCAACTACTCAACACAATTCACTGTCCAAGAAATTTAATGCTTTGGAAAACTTTAAAAATAAAAGCATGTACATGGGAATAGGAGCAGCATTAGTTATAGGTTGGATTTTAGGACATTCAGAGCTGATAAAAACATTACTCTAATATGCCATTAGCTTCGTCATTTTCTGCTGCATTTGCAAGTGTAAGATTTAGAAAGATAACTTCTACTGGTCCCAAACCAAGCAGCATTGAAGTGCTGATGGTTGCTGGTGGTGGAGGTGGTGCTGGTGGAACATATGGTTCATATAATGGCGCAGGGGGCGGTGCAGGGGGTTTAGTTGTAGGAAATGTAAGTATTACTGAAAGTACATCTTATTCTATCACTATTGGAGCAGGTGGTGCAGGTTCAGCTGGAGGTGGTGCAGGTGTTCCTGGTAATGGGGGAAGTGGTAGTAATAGTTCTGCCTTTGGATTGACATCAGCAGTTGGTGGTGGGGGAGGGGGTGGAACTAATGTAACGGGTTTATCTGGTGGTTCGGGTGGTGGAGGTAGAGGCAACGGTGGTCCTGGCGGTCCTGGTACGGCGGGCCAAGGAAACCCTGGCGGTGCTGGTGGTCCCGGTGGAGGTTCAGGTGGGGGCGGAGGTGCTGGTCAAACAGGTTGGGGCTCAGGCAATCCGGCTCCTGGTGCAGGCTATAGCGGAGGAAACGGATTATTTTATAGTCAATTCACACCTTCTGGTTTTGGTAATCCAGTAGGTTGGTTCGCAGGTGGCGGAGGAGGTGCTGGCGGCAATGCATATATTGGAGCGCCTGGCGGTGGAGGTATATGGGGTGTCGTTTCTGGTTGGACGGGTGGTCCAGGTGGCGGTAATATAACATTAATAGATGGGGCATTTGCTACTGGTGGTGGAGGAGGTGGAGGATACTCTCAATATCCTCCAGGACAACCTGGGTGGCCAGCAGGTAAAGGAGGAGGAGGAATAGTTATAGTTAGATATGATGATACATTTGCACCAGCTACAAGCTATCAAGGAAACGTCACATTTGTGCAAGCAAATGGTTCAAAATACTATGCGTTTACATCTACTGGTAATATTATTTGGTAGACAAAGTCTATTGATTCTGAAGTAGTTCTAATATATAATAAAGGTCATTGGAGGCACTATGTCATTGTTCATTGACCTAAAATACTTAAGATTAATTAGTAATCGTTTGCCATTTTTCAAACAGAAAGATGACCGATTATTCAATATTAGATGTACCATTTGCGGAGATTCTCAAAAAAAGAAGTCTAGAGCCCGCGGTTATTTTTATGCAGTAAAGAATGATCTTTTCTACAAGTGTCACAATTGTGGCGCCAGTATGTCATTTGGTTCTTATTTAAAACAGTTTGATAGTTTACAGTATAAGCAATATGTGTTCGAAAGATATTCTGAAGGAGTACCACAGAATAAACCACATAAAGAGCCTGATCTAAGTTTTTTCAAAACAGAAGTACCAAAAGAAGTGAGATTGTTAGATAAATTATTAGATAGATTAGATTCGTTGCCTGAAGATAATGAGGCTGTCCAATTTGTTATCAATAGAAAGATACCGAAAAGTAAATTTAATCAATTATATTATATTGACGACATTCGAAAAATAGGACAATTAAATAGTAAATATAAAGAACGATTAACTACAGATGAGCCGAGATTAGTTATTCCTTTTTATGATGAGACTGATAAACTAGTTGGAGTAACTTGTAGAGCATTACGAAATGAAAAGCTTAGATATGTAACAATTAAAATTGATGAGGATTCACCATTAGTTTTTAATATCAATAATATTGATAAAAAGAAAACTCTATATGTAACTGAAGGTCCTCTTGATAGTTTATTTTTAGATAATGCAATAGCAGTAACAAGTACAGCTTTTCAAAAATTAGATCAATTAAATTTGGATAAAGATAATGTTGTAGTAATTGTAGATAATCAACCAAGAAATACTGAAGTTGTTAAAGTTTACAATAAGATAATTGAAAATGGATATAAGATTGTAATTTGGCCTCAGACTTTGCAGGAAAAAGACATTAATGAAATGATTCTTGCAGGTAAAGATGTAAAAAAGATTATAAAGCAAAATACGTTTAGTGGACTTGAGGCAAAAGCAAAATATATTTTATGGAAGAGAGTATGAAAGTAAGATTAATTAGTTATTCAGAACCATCATCAGAGGTACTAGATGATTTCGAAAGCACTCCCGATTTACAAGATCTCGTTGCCTATTGCGCCCGAGTGTCGAACCCAAGTAATCAATCCAATACTGAAACCTCGGACAGATTACTCAGATACCTTATTAAAAACGCCCATTGGTCTCCCTTCGAAATGGTTAATATGTGCCTCGAAATCGAAACAACAAGAGACATTGCCAGACAAATACTCAGACACAGAAGTTTTAGTTTCCAAGAATTCTCCCAGCGATACGCTGACCCTGTTAAAGACCTCAATCTCATTCCTCGAGAAGCAAGGTTACAGGACAGTAAAAACCGACAAAATTCCATCGAACTTGATTTTAGACGACAAGACCATAAAGAAATAGCTAGATGGTGGTTTTACGAGCAGAACGATATTGTTAAAAAAGTAAAAGAACTATATAATGCTGCGATAGCACAAGGTATAGCAAAGGAGGTAGCTAGAGCTATTTTGCCTGAAGGATTAACAATGAGTCGTATGTACATGAACGGGACATTGAGAAGCTGGATTCATTATATTCAACTTAGATCAGATAATGGTACTCAAGAAGAACATAAAGATGTAGCCCTTGCATGTGCTAAAGTAATTTCTGAAATTTTCCCCTTTGTAAAGGAATATATAAATGAACACAAGACTTGATGTGGCAGTGTTTATGCGTGCTGGCGAACAGAGCGTTGAAACAACTAATGCTGGATTTTATCCTAGTAGACAAGACCAAGCAAATCTTTATGCGAATCTTATTAAAGAAGAATATACCGAATTAACTACAGCAATTGAAACCCAAAACATAGTAGAAACAGCTGATGCTTGCGCTGATCTTATCTGGGTATTGGAAGGATTAATGTATAGTTTAGGTATTGATCCTCAATCGGTTTGGGAAGAAGTTGCTAGATCTAATATGTCAAAAATTGTTGATGGAAAACTTGTAAAAAGATACGATGGTAAAGTACTTAAACCAGAAAAATTTCAACCACCAAATATTCAACGAGCGTTAGGATTATAAAATGCTAATAACCCTTCTTGAATTAATACCTGATATTGTTTGGGTCCTATTATTTTTTGTAAGTATTACTATGATGGTCGCAGGGCAATTCCTCCGAGGCCTACCCTTAGTGATGCAGTATCGTATTCCAATAATGTTTGGCGGATTTATTCTGCTAATGTTAAGCACCTGGTCTATGGGTATAGCTGCGAACGAAGCTAAATGGCAACAACGATTAAAAGAAATAGAAGAACAAGTTAAAGAGCAAGAAGCCAAAGCACAAGAACTAAACGATAAACTTGATAAAGAAATTGCTGAAAAGAAAGCATTAGCAGAGAAAAAGAATAAAGTAATAGTTAATGAGATTGTAAAGTGGCAAACTAAAGAAGTTCTAAAAGAAGTTAAGGTTGAGGGTCCTGAAAGAGTACGAATAGAAGAAGTCATTAAATATATCGAGAACTGCCCAGTACCAAAAGAAATGTTGGATATTCATAATAAAGCAACAGTTCCAGCTATTGAAAAAATGAAGGACACTAAGGGAGAGAAGAAATGAAATATATAATGATACCTCTCCTTGCGTTTACAGTATCCGGTTGTGCAATGCTTGAAAGATTTATGCCAGCTAAACCTAAATGGCCTGATGCAGTAAAAGAGTTACAACAACCGTGCCCTGAATTAAAACAAATCGAAGGCAATACTGTTGCAATCACTGAGTTGCTAAAAGCAGTTGTTAACAACTATACTTTATATTATGAATGCTCTCTAAAGAATGAAGGTTGGAACAAGTGGTACATAGAACAGAAAGAAATCTATGAAAAGGGCGGTAAAAAATGAGAGCAGCTATGTTAATTATCTTCTCTTTATTATTAGCAAGTTGTGGCACAACGAAGGAACAATTATATTACGATACGGCAAAATCTATATCAAAAGACAGTACAATGGCACAGACTGCTTGCTTTGCAGCTGTCACTGAAATTGCTAAAGGTGGCGATACAGGCGCTAAAGTGGGCGCTATTTCACTTGCAGAAAAATGCAAAAACGAAACTATGAAGATTGAAGCACCTAAAAGAAATATTTTGGGTTTGTGATCTGAACAATAATAACAACGGAGTATTAAATGCCCAACGAAATCGTCTGCGGTATTACAGTAGATTATTCTCGAGATAATCTATTTGATGAATTAGGTATTAAGCGACTGCAAGAATCATATATGAAAGATGGTGAAAAAAGCCCACAAGAAAGGTTCGCATATGTATCAGTAACTTTCGGAAGCAATCCAGAGCATGCTCAACGCCTGTATGAATACTCCAGCAAACACTGGCTTTCATATAGCACACCAATTTTATCTTTCGGTCGTTCAAAGCGTGGTTTACCAATATCATGTTTTCTTCCTTATTTGGATGATAGCGCAGAAGGATTGGTTGACACATTATCGGAAGTAAATTGGTTATCAATGTTAGGAGGTGGAATTGGAATCGGAATTGGTATTCGTAGTGCTGATGATAAGTCTGTTGGGGTTATGCCTCATTTACGGACTTACGATGCATCTTCTCTCGCTTACAGACAGGGCCGTACTCGTCGCGGTAGCTATGCTGCTTATCTTGACATCAGTCATCCGGACATTCTTCTCTTCTTAGATATGAGAAAACCAACGGGCGACCCAAACATGCGAGCATTAAACCTGCATCATGGTATTAATATCACTGATGACTTTATGCGCATAATAGAAAAATGCATGATCGACCCAAAAGCGGATGACACGTGGGAACTAAAAGATCCTCATGATGGAGCAGTTAGAGAAAAGATCTCTGCAAGAGAACTATGGCAACGCATTTTAGAACTTAGAATGCAGACTGGAGAACCCTATATTCATTTTATTGATACAAGTAATAAGGCAATGCCTGAGTTTCAAAAGAAGCTTGGATTGAAGATTCGTCAAAGCAATCTATGTTCTGAAATTATTTTGCCTACTGATAAACAAAGAACGGCAGTATGTTGCTTATCTTCTGTAAATTTAGAGTATTATGATGAGTGGAAAAATGATAAATCCTTTCTTAGGGACGTTGCAGAAATGCTTGACAATGTTCTACAGTATTTTATTGATAATGCTCCTAGTAGCATTTCAAGGGCAAAGTATTCAGCTAGCCGTGAGCGGTCTATTGGTATTGGTGCTCTCGGTTTTCATGCTTACCTCCAAAAAGTACAAGTCTCGTTTGAATCAGCGTTGGCTGTAAGCAAAAATAAACAAATGTTCAAACACATCCGTGAAGGATTAGATCATGCAAATATTGAATTGGGCAAAGAACGTGGCGAAGCACCTGATGCTAAAGGTACGGGCCGTAGGTTCAGCCATATGCTTGCTGTTGCTCCTAATGCCAGTTCTTCAATTATTATGGGCAATACATCTCCCTCAATCGAACCATACCGAGCAAATGCATATAGGCAAGACACTCTCAGCGGTGCGTGGTTAAACAAGAATAAATGGTTAGACAATATTATTAAGGAGAAATGTGATGCCGACTCTAAGATGAATTATAACGAAATCTGGTCGTCTATTATCGCCAACGATGGCAGTGTTCAACATCTCGAATTCCTCGACGAATGGACTCGTGACGTATTTAAGACCTCAATGGAAATTGACCAAAGATGGATTGTACAGCATGCCGCTGATCGCCAGTCCTATATTGACCAAGCGCAAAGTGTCAATCTTTTTTTCAGGCCTGACTCAAGCGTCAAGTACATTCATGCAGTACACTTCTTGGCATGGAAGCAAGGACTCAAAACGCTTTACTACTGCCGCAGCGAGAAGATTTCGAAAGCTGATAAAGTCTCTAAGAAAATAGAGCGTCAAGTAATTGAGGAAATTGATCTTAAACAATTAGCACAAAGCGAGGAAGTTTGTTTAGCTTGCGAAGGATAAATTATGACAATGTGGTATCTAGATGCGTTTAAAAATGAAACGTATGCTTATTATAATAATGCTTTTACTCCAGAAGAATGTGAGTTTATAATTAATATTGGATCATCGTTGGGTCTGCACAAGGGTAGTATCATGCGTGCAGAGAATAGTTATGGTCTCGAATTAACAACAAGAAATAGTGATATATCTTGGATAGGTCCGAATGAAGATACTGCTTGGATTTTCAGAAGAATAACCGACCTTGTTACAACTGTTAATTCTCAATTTTTTAATTTTGACCTTCTCGGTTTTGAAGAATTACAATTCACAAAGTATCATTCTGATTATAAAGGATTTTATTCTAGACATACTGATTATGGATATGAAAATTTAGTAAATAGAAAATTATCTTTTTCAGTTCAATTGTCGGATCCTGATACATATGAGGGAGGAGACCTTGTTTTACACGGGGGTTCGGGAGAAATGAAGGTTCAGAAAGATCATGGAACAATGATATTTTTCCCAAGTTTTACTTTACATGAAGTGAAACCAGTGACTAAAGGATTACGTTATAGTTTAGTTGGCTGGGTTAATGGGCCTAGATTCAGATGAGTAAAATTATATTACTCAAAGATGTATATGAAATGAAGGAACAAAAGGAGAAGGAGCTTTTGTTCTACAAGGAAAAATTAATTGAGCTTCAAGATAAATCATATTAGTTGGAACGAGACTTGACATTAACTTAAAATATCATTAGAATGATAGAAGAAGAAAAAGTAACAAGGATAGATGCAAATGAAAGTACTTAAATTTTACGGAGAATGGTGCGGTCCATGTAAAACGCAAAACAGCATTATAAAAAATTTAGGAGACAGAGTAACAGTACCAATCGAAGAAATAGACATAGACGAAAAATTTGATCTGGTGAAAAGTTGGAAAGTAACAAGTGTTCCAACAATGATTCTAATTGATGAAAATGGCGAAGTAAAAAGACATACCGGCGTATTAAAGGAAAAAGAATTTTTAAAGTTTATAGCAAATGATTAAAAAAATAAAAACAAATCTATTAGAAGAAAGAAATAGTTTTAAACCATTCAACTATCCATGGGCTTACGAGGCGTGGTTGAAGCACGAGCAAGCGCATTGGCTCCATACAGAAGTTCCTATGTTGGAAGATGTAAAAGATTGGAAGAATAAATTAAATGATGATGAGAAGAAATTCCTAACGCATATCTTTAGATTCTTTACTCAAGGTGACGTTGATGTTGCTGGCGGTTATGTAAAGAATTATCTACCATACTTCCCACAACCAGAAGTTAGAATGATGCTTGCAGGTTTCGCTGCAAGAGAAGCTTTACACATTGCTGCATACTCACATCTAATTGAATCATTGGGTATGCCAGAGAGCACTTATAATGAATTTTTGGCATATGCAGAGATGAGAGAGAAGCATGACTATTTGCTTGATCTAAGCTCTAGAAATAGCACAAAAGAATCTACTGCAGAACATATTGCAGCATTCAGTGCTTTTACTGAAGGTATGCAACTATTCTCATCATTTATTATGTTACTCAATTTCCCGCGCCATGGTCTAATGAAGGGTATGGGACAAATCGTTACTTGGTCTATAGTCGATGAAACGATGCATGCTGAAAGTATGATTAAACTCTTCAGAACATATATAGAAGAGAATAGAGAAATATGGAATGACGATCTTAAATCTAAAATTTATACCATTGCGACTAAGATGGTTGATTTGGAAGATAAGTTTATTGACTTGGCATTTGGCATGGTACGTGTGGCTGACCTGGACGCTCGTGACGTTAAACAGTATATCCGCTATATTGCTGACCGTCGCCTTATTAGCCTGGGTCTTAAAGGAATCATGAAAGTTAAAAAGAACCCTTTACCTTGGGTCGAGGAAATGATTAATGCTCCAACGCATACTAATTTCTTTGAGAACAGAGTAACAGATTATGCTAAAGGTTCTTTAACAGGTAATTGGGAAGATGTCTGGGCCAAGGCAGCTTAATGTGGGAAATAGTTTACCTATTAGTCGCAACTCATATTACGATTATATCGGTAACCCTTTTCCTACACAGAGGACAAGCGCACAGAGCAATAATCTTTCATCCGGTATTAAGCCACTTTATGAGGTTGTGGTTGTGGCTGACTACTGGTATGGTTACAAAAGAGTGGGTAGCAGTACATAGAAAACACCATAGATATGTTGATGAATCTATGGATCCTCATTCTCCACGCATTTATGGTATATGGCGTGTTCTGTTTGGTGGAGTTTTGCTTTATACTACTGCTACACAAGATAAGCAAATGGTGAATCAATATGGTGTTGGAACTCCTGATGATTGGTTAGAACAAAATGTCTATAGTAAATTTTCTGTTGGTGGGGTTCTTTTACTTCTTATTTTTAATACCCTCATGTTTAACGGCTGGGGTATTGTTATATGGCTTATACAAATGGCATGGATACCGTTTTGGGCAGCTGGAGTTATTAACGGCATTGGCCATTGGTTCGGTTACAGGAATAATAACACTATGGATAGCTCTAGAAATATTATTCCATTTGGATTCCTCATCGGAGGAGAAGAACTTCACAACAACCACCACGATTCACCTAGTAGTCCCAAGCTGAGTCAAAAGTGGTGGGAGTTTGATGTTGGATATATGTGGTTAAAATTATTTAGTTATATGAAATTAGCTAAAATCATGAATAGAAAATGGTAGGGAATACTTTGAATATACATTATGCGCATATGAAGGTAGCAGAAACTTATGCGAATCTTTCAAAGGCAAAAAAATTAAAAGTTGGTGCTATTGTAGTTAAAGAACATAGAGTCATAAGCATTGGTTATAACGGAACACCTGTCGGTTGGGATAATACTTGCGAAGATGAAATTGAGAAAAAAGATTTCTATATAATAGACAATGGTGGTCCGGCTCATGGAATGCTTACTACTAGTTTAGTAACCAAACCAGAAGTTATTCACGCGGAGAGTAATGCAATAGCTAAATTAGCTAGATCAAATGAATCAGGAGAGAATGCAGATATGTACATTACTCATTCCCCGTGTTTCGAGTGTGCGAAACTTATACATATTGCAGGAATTAAAAAAGTTTTTTATAGAAATCAATATAGATCAAATGCTGGAATAGAATTTTTAAACAAATGTAATATTGAGGTTGAACAGATATGAAAGACAAAAAAGTATACGGATTTACTTGCTCCACATTTGATCTGTTTCATGCAGGACATGTGGTTATGCTTGAAGAAGCCAAGAGGCAGTGCGATTGGTTAATTGTAGGTATTCAGATTGATCCTACAATTGATAGACCCGGAGCAAAGAATAAACCAGTACAATCTATTATTGAAAGACAAATTCAAGTATCAGCATGCGACTTTGTGGATGAGATAATTGTTTATTCTACTGAAAAAGAACTTGAAGACATTCTTATGACTTTGCCTATTGACATTAGAATATTGGGTGAAGAATATAAAGACAAAAATTTTACTGGAAAAGATATCTGCGAAAAACGCGGTATTCAAATTTACTTCAATAAAAGAGACCATTACTTTAGTTCTAGTGATCTGCGAACAAGAGTTTTTGAAGCAGAATTACGAAGAAGGAATGCTGGATGAAAAGAAAAAAACATTTCGAATGTGTGGAATGCGAAGCAGTATTCAAAATAAACTATGATCTAGATGAAGATTACTATATCGTAAGCTATTGTCCATTTTGTGGGTCTGAGATGGATGAGGATCAACAGGATGACTACGACGACGAAGACCTGTCCTAAGTGTGGCACTGAACATGAAAAGCCGGGCAAATTTTGCTCGAGGGCTTGTGCAAATAGTAGACAATGGACTGATGAACATAAAAAGAAATTCTCCGTTGCTCAGACTAAATATATGGCAAGTGAAAGAGCAGAAGAACACTTAGCTAAAAGAGCATTACAAATGCAACTGCTATGGAAAGCAGGTATTATGGGTAACGGAGCCAAGGTAACAAGAGATGAAATAGATACAGATGAATTCGTTATACATCCGGATCAATACTATGTAGGTATTCCTGATATAGATGGTGCTTCAGAATTCGTTCAAGACGGAGATTATTGGGAAGAGGTATAAATACTAATTTGAACGATTGGTATTTGTATGTGGTTTTATAACGGTAAACCTCTAGAAGAAATCCCAGAAAACGCTTATGGTTATGTGTATTTGATCACTAATAACTATACTGGTAAAAAGTATATCGGTAAGAAGTTATTCTGGTTTAGAAAAACAAAAATAGTAAAAGGTAAAAAGAAAAGACTTAAGGTTGAATCTGATTGGCGAGACTATTGGTCGTCATCTGAGGAAGTTAAAGCACATGTACAAACACTAGGTGCGGATTTATTTACTAGAGAGATACTTCATATCTGTTCTAATAAAGGTATGTGTAATTATCTTGAAGCAAGAGAACAAATGGATAGAAGAGTACTGGAGTCTGAAGAATATTATAACGGTACTATTCAATGTAGAATTCATCGAACACATATTAAGGAGATACTATGAGAGTGGCGGTTATTGGTGCCGGAATAGCTGGGTTGACTGCTGCCTATTACATTATGAAAAAAGGACATGAAGTATCTGTATACGAAAAAGAAAGATATGCAGCTATGAAGTGCTCTTATGCTAATGGCGGGCAAATATCTGTTAGCAATTCTGAAGTATGGACATCATGGTCTAATATTGGTAAAGCTATGAAGTGGATCGGTAGGAAGGATGCTCCACTGCTTATTAGACCATCATTGGATTGGGATAAAGCAAAATGGTTGTGGAAGTTCTTATGGGCAACTGCTAACAATGATGCAGACAAACGAACCATTGAAACCATTAGACTTGGTATCAGATCAAGAAGACTATACAATACGTTAAGACAAACTGAAAAGATAAGTTACGACTGGAAGATGTCAGGCATTCTTCATGTATATAAGAATAAGAAATACTTTGATGCTGCTCAAAAGATGCGAGACATTTACGAAAGTAATGGGTGTGAATGGGAGGTAAAAACAGCAAGTCAATGCATGGATATTGAGCCGAGACTATACCATATGAGCAGACAAGGGTTACTTGGAGGAGTGTGGACTGAATCCGATTCAGTAGGTGACATTCATATGTTCTGTTCTAAACTAGCTAAAATTCTTGAAGGATATGGAGTTAAATTTTACTACAGTCATACAGTAGACAATATATCAGAACTGAATCACTATGATAAGATCGTAATTGCTAACGGATCAGATGCCTGCAGATTAGTTGTTGACGGAGATGTATGTGTATATCCTATTAAAGGGTATAGCATAACTATTCCAAGTGCTAGAAGCTCACCTAGCGTATCTTTGCTTGATGATGAGGCAAAGATTGTATGTTCTCGTTTAGGTGATAGACTGAGAGTGGCCGGTACTGCAGAAATTGTAGGGCACAATCAAGATGTGACACGCACCAGAATTACGCCATTACTTAAATGGGTAGCTAGTAATTTTCCTGGCGTATCAACTGAGCATTATGAACAATGGGCATGCTTGCGTCCAATGACCCCAGACATGATGCCTCGTTATGGACAGTCAAAAATAAACCCCAAGATTTATTACCATGTTGGACATGGACACTTGGGTTGGACTTTAGCGCCAGCTACAGCGCAGTGTTTAGCGGAAAAGATTAGTCAGTAGTCCAAGCTTTTGTTTGGTCAAAAGACTTTTCCTTTACTGTTCTTTCATTGTAGAGTTTTCTTGGGTTTGAACATGTAGGACATTTTGGATTACCACAATCCATTACATTATGTTTTGCTAGACGATGTGGTTGTTGTATGACCTCATTGTAAAAATCTGCACCATGTTGCTTTGCAATATGAACTTGCTTTTTGATATGGTTCTCTTTTTGTTGTAAGCGTTTACTATGCTTGATCTTTGTTTCTTCATCCATCATAACTTCCCTTAGTAATCACACTAATATATATTACGCACCTTGCGTAAGAACATACTTCGCAAGGGATTTCCAGTCGCCACCCTGAGCACAGATTTTAACAGCTGCGATCAAGGAACGCAAACTTAAGTTCTGTATCTTGTCTTTAATCTCTTTGAGAAAATCAAAAGCTAAACTCTTATGTACATATTCGTAATCAGGAAGAAATTCTTTATCATGCAAAATTACTTGCATACGTTCCAATTTCTGTTCTAAAGTCATGCTTAAGTCAACGCACATTGCTCGCGAACGAACTGCTTGGTCAATACGATCCATATCCATGTTGGAAATGAATACGATAGTGCCGGTGAACTTAAACGAACGCGGAAGATCCTCATCACGAATGTCTGCATTCCAGTTAATGTATCGATCACCATATGAATCAAGTGCACCCTTAAGCAAGTTCAGTGCTACGGGGTCCTTAAGCACGCTGTCGCAGTCATCAAATACGAGTACCATACCGTTGCCTTCAAACAGAGTTCTGTACAGGCCTTTTGCTGTGCTGAAGCCTTTGATCACTCTGAACGATTTAGGCGATACGATACGAGTACCAATCTCAAATGAGGCGAGATCTGTAACGTTACTGTAGCCATTCTGTACGAGAGATTTGATAACAGTGTGAGTCTTACCCAAACCACCTTGCCCTGTTATAATAGCAGACGCAATGGTTTTTGAAGCGACCATCTTGACCATTTGCTCAACAAAGTCAAAACGCTTGTTGATGCCGAATTCGTCAACTTTGGGTTGCTGCTCTACTGCTGGTGCTGCAACAAGACCCAGATTGTTGATATGACGCTCTACATACGAGCGATGCTTTGAACGAGAAACCATCTTGCCATCAACGAAACCCTCAAAACGAGATTTGAATTTGTTGAATTTGATTTCTACTTGCACTTTTTTGCTCCTGTTTATCACTATAACCATATTATATTATGATTTGCACAGGTCGTCAAATATTTGTAAACCATTGATTTTAAACAACTTTATTTCCGAGCAATTTGTATGGGTACTTGGCATTGTAAACCATTGATTTCATTAGATAAAATTTACTTGACATGCGAACCATATTACTATATAATTATGGTATGGTGACAAAAAAGACAATCCGCAAGCGTCGTTCTGATCGCAAGCATATCGTATATGTGCTACAGAACGTTCATACTGGCGACTTTTACATTGGGGTAACCCGGGGTAGTCGGCAGAAAGATCTTCGTGTACGAGTGCTGAAGCACTTTCAGAGGGCTTTCTCTGAGGCAAAGACTTGGACATTGTGCAAAGAAATTCGACAGTTTGGTGCCGAGTCATTCTTTTACACTATTTTAGATGTTGTTCGAGGCAAACCTGCAGCACACAAACTTGAAAGAGAATTGATTGCAGAATTCAACCCAGGACTCAATTCACAATGATATATAATATAAGAAAAAGGAAAGTATATGCTTTTAGACATTATAGTAGGGATTCTGTTTGCTTTAATAGGCTTAGAACTTATGAAGCGAAGGGTACAGATTGAACCTGAATATAGAAGCATTCAATCAAGAAAAATTGAACTAGAAATACATAAGCCTCAAGACAATGTATACTTAGTATACGTTGAAGGGGATTTCATACTTCAAGCAACGAGTATCGAAGAGTGTGCTAACAAGATTTGTGATAAGTTTGGAGCCGTTAGTATGGGTTTTGTTAATAAGGATAAAGAAGTACCAGAACAAGAATGGAAAATTCTTTTCGATACAATTATCAATAAATTAAATTCAAAATAATATGAATGCCATTATTATCAACTAGAGCAGCAGCTTCTGCTAGAGGTATAGGTTTACTAAGAGCAGTTTCAGGAGGAGGTGCCCCGAGTCCTGCTCCTTTCCCTGTGGGCCCTTTTACTATGAATTATCTTGTAGTTGCAGGGGGAGGTGGATCAGGAGGTAATGGGGGAGGTGGCGGCGGGGCTGGTGGTTTACTTCAAGGTTCATTTTCCACCACATCTGGAACAGGTCCCGGTGCTGGGGGCTACGAGTTTACAGTAACGGTTGGTTCTGGAGGTGGAGGTTTTAGCCCAGGTTCTAATTCGGTACTAAGCAATTCCGCAGCATCTGTCAGTATAACAGCAACAGGCGGCGGTAGAGGAGCCAATCGAGATGGACCTGGGGGTGAAGCTGGCACTGGGGGGTCAGGTGGTGGAGGTAGTGCTGCCTACGGTAGCGGCTCTCAAGAATATGGTGTAGCTGGTACTCCAGGGCAGGGATATCCTGGCGGTAATGGTACTCGAGGCAATGTACCAGCTGGTGGAGGTGGTGGTGGTGCAGGGGGAGCAGGTGTTAATAATAACGGTAGTACACAAGGTGGTGCTGGCGGAAATGGTGTTTTAAGTACTATCACAGGTTATCCAACTGGTTATGCTGGTGGCGGTGGTGGTTCTGGTATTGATTATGGTGGATGGAATGGATATTCTGGTACTGTTCACTATTCTGGAGGTATTTGGTATGGAGGAGGTGGTTGGCAAACTCAATTCTCGCTAGGGCAAAGAGATGGTAGAAGAAATTCTGGCGGTGGAGGTGGTGGACTAGGTGATGGTAATCCCAACGCTGCAGGTCAATCAGATTCTGGTGGAGGTTCAGGTGGTTCAGGTGTTGTAGTAGTTAGTTATGCTGGTGAGCAAAGGGCATACGGAGGTAATACTTATAGTATAGCAGGGAATACAGTTCATATATTTCATCAAACTGGTATTTTGTATACATTTAATCCTACTACGCCTTTAGTACCAGAAACATCTGGATTAATAGTTCATTTAGATGCGGCTGATCCTAGAAGTTTCCCAGGTCCTGGGACTACTGCTCTTGGTACATCTGTAGGGGTAGGCAACAATACAACATGGTATAACCTAATGCCGGGTGGGGCAAATGCTACTATATCATATAATTTCTCAGGCTGGCCACCATTTTGGTCTGGTGCATTATACTTTGATGGTAGTACTCAGTATGTTACTATGGGAAGTTTAGCGACAAGTTTTACTAATTTTACTGTTGAAGTTTGGTTTAAATCTGATAGTGTTTCTAATTATAGAAACGTATTGGATTGTAATTATAGTGCTGGAGGAAGTAATATAGGACCTAGATTGGAACAAAATTCATCAGGCGGACTTTCTTGGGCTTGGGGTTCTTCTGGTGGTTTTAATTCTATATCTTTAGCATCTTCTGGTATTGGCACATCAGTTCCTTATCAAGCTGTTATTACAAGATCAGGGTCTACTGCTATTGGTTATTTGAATGGCAGTCAAATAGGAAGTAGTGTAACTGAAACATATTCGCACCCGGGCACGTTTGGAGCAGTAAATTTTGCACAAGGATTTTCATCATCAGCTGAAAGATGGTATCAAGGATATCTATCAATAGTTAGATTATATAATGTAGCACTAACTGGTACACAAGTAGCTAGAAATTTTAATTCACAACGATCAAGATTTGGTATTTAGGAGATATAAATGGCAATTGGTTATTCATGGACAATTCATGCTTTAGAGAAACAGAATCATAACAATATGCAAGATGTAATTTGCAGAGTCCAATGGACAAAAACAGGTACAGATGACGCGGACAATATTTCATATAGTATGGCAGGAAGTACTGAGTTTAATGTAGAAGAAGTTGATCCAAATAATTTTGCAACATTTTCTAGCTTAACTGAACAAAATGTAATTGATTGGGTAGCAGCCAAAGAAGATAGTAATAGTTATTATAATCAAATTATTGAAGAAGGAATCAGAAAAAGTAGAAATATTACTAAAGTAGAAAGTGGTAATTTGCCTTGGAATCCTCCAACAGAATAAACTAAAGGATATATTATGCCTAATTGGTGTCTTAATAATGTAACTATTTCAAGTCATGTCCCTGAGAAGATGAAAAGAATCAGGGCGATTCTTGAGAGTGA